CGCCTGTGCCTAAACTAGGATCTAGACCAAGACAATATACTTTATCCTTTACTATAGGAGAATACCATCTAATTTGTCCTGTTTTACGTACAACATTATGACTTTCTAAAAGTGGTAATTTAAGATTACTAATAAGAGTTTCGTCGTTGGTAATAAATTCACATTCATGTTCCCGTCTGAATCTGTCTTCTCCAATTTTTGCTTTTTCTAATGATGCCCATTCTTCATCTCTATCTGGATGTTCTGGCCACTTTACTAATATAGAAGCAAACCCATTTCTACCAGTTTTTTGTTCATTTCCATATGAATCTACTGTGTTTATTGCTTCTCTCCAAATTCGTGCAAATTGATCGTCGTCTTGATTTGGCGTAGATGTAATAAGACATTTACCCCCTGTGGATAATGTAGGAGATAATGCTGTCCAAAATTCAGATGCAATACGAGGGGGTACAAATGCAAACTCGTCTAAGTATATTAATGTTAAAGATAAACCTCGACCAGTAGTTTCAGTTGTTGCTTGAGATATAATTCTAGACCCATTATCAAATTCTATGGAATTTCTATTATATGCAGTTACACCTGCTCTAATAAAATTTGGTAAACTTTCATATGCAAATCGAACCCTTGACATTATTTCCTGTGCGCCCGAATACTTATGAGCTGCAATAAGAATAGTACTATCCGCTTTAAACATAGCATACCATAACAGATATCCTGCCGCACAAGTAGATTTTCCCGTTTGTCTAGCAAGCATAGCAATAGAATATCTATTATCATGATATACGTTTATTAAATCTCTTTGATAATCGTATAAGTTAAATTTTATACGCCCTAAAATAGGATGTTGTATAAGACAATATGTATTTAAGAAATGTGCAGGATCATCATAACAAACTTGTAATTCTTTTAACTGCTTTTTTGAAAACTTCTCTGATCTGTGAGGTTTCTTGATTAACTGTGTGTCTACAGTAGAACTGACCATACTAGTATTTATTGTAAAAAAAATGGACTCATTGAGCCCATTCTTTTATTACATTTGTGTGAATTAATCGTCTTCTTCTTCAGATTCTTCGTCGGTTGCTTCTTCTACAACTTCTTCTTCGACTTCTTCTGCTTCTGCGACCGGTGTGTACACTGGAGGATTAAGTCCTGCTAATGAAAGCATTCTATATAAGCCTGCATAAGGATCTACTGTTTCTTCAACTTTTTCTTCTTCTACTTCTTCTTCAGTTGATTCTTCTACTTCGTCAGTTGCTTCTTCCTTATTGCCATTTTTGGCGGCAAGCATTTTTTCAAAGGCAGCCTTTTGTGCTGGACTTTGTGCTTCGGTTACTTCCTCTGCATCTTCGTCTGCATCTTCCTCTTTAGCTTCTTCGACTTCTTCTGTTTCTTCGTCTTTGGCCTTTTCTACAATTTCTTCATGCACTTCGTTAATAAACGCCTTATACGAAGCAGTCATTTCTTCTTCTGTAATTGGCTGTGGAAATTCCGGGGATGCCAAATCATGGTTTAAATATTTACGTAGACTTAATTCTACGTTTGTGCCCCAGTCACGTAAATCTCCCATATCTTCTTGATCTGGATGATTTGTTGCTTCGGGTGTGTTTTCCCATTCTTCATCTAGTTTAATACCAGATAATTTTATAATATCTTTAAGTTCTCTGTTCATTTTTAACTCCCTATGGGTGACTTGGTGTTACCCTCTCCGATTCCATCCTCGACACCTTTAGGTGTTTCACCAATTATATTTTTTTTACGATCCGCACGTACTTTTGCTAACTCTTCTGTAAATTTAGAATTATAAACATCACCATAATGTTTTTCTGGTTCTACTTTAGGTGCATCTGAATATTCCGAATCTTCCAATTTTGATTTAGCTTCTTCTTCATTCATTGGTTCATCTTCTGGCGAACGAACTACTACATGTGTTCTGCTAAGACCTGTTGCTTCACAAATCTCATCTCGTAATACATCACTTACTACAGGATAATCTAATACAAAATCTACTATTGTAACTTCTCGTCCTCTAGATTCTGCAAAATCCATTGGATTTGATTGTGCTATTGTTTTCTTAGGTTTTGTAATTTCCTTAACGCCGTATTTTTCTAAGTGTGTTTCCATTCTATCTAGCATTGCTTCCGATATATCAGTTGCAAATTTAATACGCAATGCGTATTCTTTGTTCGATTCTGCTAGATATTCATAAAATGTTTTCATGATATATTCCTGTATTAAATATATTTATATCTTTATTTATCTTTAATCCTGTTTGCAATGGCATCTAAAATAGCATTACGGTCTGTTACAACATGACCATCACCAGGAATAATGGTTGTTTCGTCTGGATCTTTTTCGGTATCCAGTTTAGCTTTTCTAATTTGTAGTTCGATCATTCGAAGTTTTTTATCTAGTTTTGCTGTTTTTGCTTCAATAGCATTTTTCATCATCTTAGATGCTACATCAAATACATTAGCGGCATGTCTATCTTCCATATTATGTCCTAGATCTACCAGCGTATCAAATGTTTCCATTGCTTTAGATGCGTATGCATCCATATCTCTATCTAAACTTTCCATACCTGTAACTTCTGGCAATGCATTATCAATTTTATCTGCTATTGCTAATGTATTTGTTAGTTCAACATTAATTTCTGCTACATCAGTAGTATTTGAATCATGTCCGTTTTTTGCTGCCGCTTCAGCAAGTGCATCCTGAGGAGTATGATTTAATACATCCTTCAATGGAGGTAAATTAAAAGTTTCTTCTAATTTCTTTGTCATTTACGTTTTTTCCGTTTTGTTTGTGTTTGTGGTTTTCTAAAAAGATGTTCTTCTGTTACAACTCTGAATATCATCCCTTTATCTTTAGTCCATGCTCTTGCCGCTTCCCATTTTGCTTCATTTATAACTGCTTGTACTTTTTGTGCTTGAGATTTAGCATGATCTAATGTTTGCATTTTTGGTTTAACTTCTATTATTTCCGCATGTTTTTTTCCATTCTTATCTACATACACCATAAAAAAATCAGGTACATAATTTGTTTGTTTACCACTTATAGGATTTCGATAAGGTATTCTTGTTGCTTCACTTGCCCATCCTATTACATTGGGATGATTATCGCACATACGCATAAATGTTAATTCCCAACCGCTACGATAACGTGGTCGATGTTTACCTACATATTTTTGTGGAAACTTTGGTGAATAAACTCCTTGTTGAAAACTAGCCATGTGATTTAGACCGGATCAAAGAGGCCCGGGCCCTGAGGGCAACGGCGCACCTGTTTCTCCAGTAGTATTGGTTCTCCAGTTATTTCCATATTCTATTGCTTCATATGTAAAATTTAATGACCATAAAACAGGAGACGAATCTGAATAACTTAATGTATCATGTTGCGCCATCATAAGCATTGGATTAATAATAGATACATCATCACGCCAAGTACCAGCATGTTTATTTTTATCGTGGCCGTCACGAACAAGATCTACATTTGTCATTGGTTGTTTATGCGGTCGGCCGTCACCGAATTCTCTAATAATCTTAATTTGTTTAATAAAATATTTGTCTACATTTAATTCAGGTGGTTTATAACCATATCCTGTTGCAGTAGGATCGCCCGGTTCACCTGGTAGAGGTTGATCTGTGTCGCCATCTGGGTCTTTATCTGGTGTTGTATCGAGTTGATATGTAGTTATTGGTTTTTCTAAATTTCCAAAGTAATATAAATTATATGCCCTAACTAAATTTTCTATCTTACTATCAACTGTATCATGGCATTGCAATGTTATCGGATTATATTGCATACCTGTTGTTACTACTCGTTTTCTATTATATTGATTTAATGTTTGTACATCATAAGAATGACTAGGAAGCTCTATAGATTGCGCCCTAAATGTAAAATCCCTTTCATCTATATTAGGATTACGAGCATTAATACCTGCCCTACTTAATGCAGTACGTACATTACCCCAACCATGATTTAATATAATTGCAATAGTATACTGAAACTTCATTCGTGGTTCAGCATGTGCCGCATGACCAAACGGTGCACCGGTGCCATATAATAATGTTGTTTGATTAATTGCCATTACAGTACTATTTACCACAAAAAAAGTCCCGCAATTTGCAGGACTCTTTTTATATTATTGTATGTACTCTTAAGTACTAGAAGTAACCGTAGAACCAGTTGCGTTATCACCACCTACTGTTCCATGTGTTGCATGGTTCAAGTACGCATCTTCGCCACTGGACGTATATGATCCCTTACCATGTTGAGCATTATCGTAACGTATTGTACATGTTACTTGCTGTTGGTCACTAGTTGCATAATTGGAATCACCATATTGGATATCTGAAATATAACAACCTGCCAAGTACCAATGATCTAAAATATTTGCAGCTGCTGGACTATCGTCGCCGTCTAATGTTTGTATTTCCATATAGAATTTATAATTAGCACCTGCTTTTGCGGCAGATTGATCATAATGATGTAATTGGTTTTGTAGTTGTTGATCAAGTGCTTTAATTGTATGACTTTGCACTTCATCCCGTAAAATAACAGTAATAGGATTCCATGTATGTTTACCTGCAAGATAAATTCTTGAGTTATAAACATCTAAAATCATTTCGTCGTGCGTTAACTGAGGCCGTGTAACAGAAATAACTTGTCTTGTGACAATATTATTATTGCTTGCGCCACCCATATTACCAAATAACACTCTAAAGCGATATTGTAATTTGGGCATTAATGTTTGGTGCGACCCTGCTACTGGTACACCATATTTTCCTAAAACCGACATAATAGTCTCCTATTCCGTATATATTGTTAATTGTATTTATACAATTCTCTTAAAATCTAATTTAAAAAGGGCACCTTATAAATAAAAGTATAAACTAAAAGGGCACTTTATAATGAAGCAAAGACCTATTTGTACGCAATGTATGAAAAAACCTGCCGCAATAAACTATTATAAAGATAGTGTGCCTTTCTATAGATCTAGATGTGATAGTTGTGTTAGAAAAAATAAGAAAACAAAGACATCTAGAATTCCGCGAAAAATTGTTGCTGACTTATAAAACAAAAAAGGCTTGCATATGCAAGCCTTTGATGTAAATTAAAAATAATTTTTTATAGTGTACCTGTTGCAACAATCCTAATTGGAATGTAAATAAACTCTGCAGATTTAGTTGGCTCTATTGCCACATCTACATACATTTCATTACGATCTATTCTAGCAGGAGTATTGTTTGTTGAATCACAAACTACTGCAAAATCATATACACCTCTTTTAGACATAATGTCAGTCATAAAACTATCAAATACATGTTGAATATTTGCTCTAGTTGTTTCATCATTTTGTTCAAAGATAAACGGACGAGCAATAACTTCAAAACGTTCTCTTAGATATGCAACTAATCTAGAAACATTTACTCTATCCATTGCAGAACTTGTACCATGTAAAGTCTTTTGACCCCACACTGTTATTCCTGCATCAGGAAAATTAGCAATAGGATTCATGTATGCATTATACATTACATCTCGTTGTCCATTTGTTAATGCTACAGGAACAAATTCACCTTCAGCATTCAAATAGCCAACACCTGTTGCGTTGTCTACTCTACCTCTAGTAAGTCCTGCAGGAGCGAACCATGGATACGAAACTGCATCACTATGTGCTAACGCACGTAATGTCATATGACTTGCTGGTACCATTACTGTAGCACCGTCTGAATTTGTAGAAAGAGCACTTGGATAATATACAGCCATGCTTGAATTCTTAGTATTCAACCCATCTTCGCCATTTTCGGCCGCTGTAGTATTTGTAATCCAAGTAACTGCATCATCTGGTGATTTCCTAAAAGGTGAATCAACTAGTACAAACGCAGTTTCTTTTCTATCTGTGTTTAATGTAGATAGTTCATCTGCAAGTTCTGGATAACCAGGAGCTGCTAATAATGTAACTGCTACTGTGTCTTCTCTTAAAGTAGAACCAGCAGCTGCGGCTTGTAGTCCTGTTACAACTACTTTACGTTGTGCATAGCGTCCAAATGTACCTGAACCGTCTGCATTATTGCCACTTTCTGTTACCCATTTTTCATCAGTTGCGTTTGCCGCAACGTATTTTCTAACAACTCTACCTGTACCAGGCATATTGACTAAAATCATATCTACTGGATATAAAGCTGCGTCAACGCCCCCATCTGCTTTTACAGCGCCTACTGTTACTGCGCCTGTTACATCATTATAAGTAGCTTTTGTATGATCTCCAAACACAACACCTGCTACTGTTGTTTGGTCTGAATTATCACGTTTTGTACCCCAAGTAGCACCATCACTTACATAAATTGCTGGATAACTTGTGTCGTTTGTATCTACCCAAACATCGTTAGCGGCGCCAACTGCTGGTTCTGTAGATGCTAATGTAATATCACCTCCGGCTATAGCAACCCAATTAGTACCATTATGCTTCCATAAATCAACATAAAAAGTATCATCATACCATAGTGTACCATCAGTTGTTGTACCCGTTACTGCGATTGCTGATGCTGTATGTGTTAATGCTACAAATGCGGTACCATTCCAACGTTGAAGTGAAAATTCTGCATCGGCTGCTGTTGTATCTGCCCATACAAAACCAGTTACTGTTGTTGTAGGAGCGGCTGCCGCTACTGTAACCGATACACTTAAAAATGCATTCGAAGCAGAATCAAACACTTTAAGTACAGGATTAAAACCTTCGTTTGGTGTTGAAGTTTTAAACCAAAAATCATTTGCGCCAGTTGCTGTTGGTACTGCTGTATGATCTGCAACAAAAACTGTTCCTGTTAATGCACCTGATGTCATTGCTTTCCATGTACCAGCATCATTATATTGAAACTGTGCAGGAGCAACACTTGTATCTACTTGAATATCGCCTGCTATACCGCCAACGCCTGTGCCGACTGTAACAGTTTGTTTTGCCCAACTACCTGTACCTGCGGCAGTTGATTTAAAAATACCCCATTCGGTATTTGTTGTATCTAACCAATAAAGTCCGTTTGCTGGAGGACCTAGTGGTTTTGGTTTTGCTGCCGCCAATTGTGTTGTATTAAGATCTGCTCTTACAACATATGCGGCATTTGATGCGCCTAAGTAACTATAAGCGGCTAGTAATCCATACTCATTTAATTCATCGCCATGACTGCCAAAAGAAGGATTACCAAATTCCTGTGACAATTCAAATTGGCTTGTTACCAATTGTGGGGTACCGGCTTTTGCTTTTGCTGTTCCAGCTGCTGTGCCAGTGCCACTTACGTGGGCCTTATCTTCTCCCGATGCAACTATTAGCAAAGGAACAGTTCCTGCACCAGCAGATGCATACATACTCTCATCTGTTACGGAAACTGAGACGCCCGGTGAAACTAATGTAGCCATATTTTTTCTCCCTAGGTCAATAAGTTATTCGTTAATATTTATTTTAATATTATAAAAACCAGGAGATATGCGAGTTAACAGAGTAGTTAATTAAGGATATTGACCAGACACGCCCGAAGATTGAATAAGAGAAATATAAAGAGCAGGTGCAACAAAATCATCAAACATAAATCTAGTAGCACTATGCGAAAGTTCAACCCATTGCATTTGTCTGCCTTGTAATTTAAATCTTCGATAACCCATGTCATATATTCTTTTAACTTCTTCTAATCTAAGCTCAGTACTTCTATCCATATGGGTTTCTTTATGAAAATTAACAGGGTAACATTTAGGAAGTATAAATTTATTATAGTAATCTTTATGCTGAGGGTCGGCTTGTCCTGTTTCATTAATAGACATTGCTTCTTGGGAAAACATTAAATGTTCTTGTCGTCTATATGGACAGTTTACTTCACACATTTCATTTAAAATGATTTCATACTTGTCAGCATCATCTGATAATTTTTCTAGTAGATCAAAATTAATACTATCATCTGTATGAATGTTTACTACATCGTATCGTTCTGCTAAACTCCTGTACCACTTTTCATCGCCTGCTTTTTTTTCTCTTACTGTTTTATCGATTGATGCTTTTAATTTTAAATCTGGATATCGTTTTTTAATATAATCATATAGTATTTCACTAACAAGTATAATGCCACTATTACTTCCATTTATTTCCCATAACTTATCTAGTAATAAATTACAAGTAGGATTAGATAAATGCTTTTCTTCTATCAGCCAATTAGACCATGTATAAAAAACATCGATGTTTCTTTCTTTATATCCTTTTAATACATGATCAAATTCAGATGCTTGTTCCTCTTTAGACGTACCTACTGTAGGTTGGAGCATTTGTGTTTTTTGAGTTATGTTATGTACACCTCTACCACCATGCCATAATACAGGCAAGGAACCATATACTTCCATAGGAATGTGAAAATTAAATCTATTTTTAACAATATCATACATATTATAATACCCTGCATCATGTGTAAATAATCCAGGCACGGTCCATAATGATTCTGCCCAATCTTTATGTATAATATGTTTTATTTGTTCTATTTGCTCTTTCATACAATAGTTACTTCAATTTTATTTGCTTTGTCGGTGTCATGTTGTTGTGCCAAACATCCCATACATAATCCATTACAATCAACTTGAAAGTGAGGGCATTGTTGACATGTTTCGGGTGCACCTATTTTATCATAAGTTTCTACATACCTACGAGTATGTTCTGCACGAAGCTGTGGCCATTTGTCGCCTTCTGCATAATCAAAATCAAATATATTAGGTATAACATTAGGCATACCTATTTCACCTTGTGATTGAAAACAATGGACAACGGAACCATCTGGCATAACTTCTATTCCTTTGGCATCAGTACACGTAATACAACCTTGCATTCCTGTTTGATCGTCATGCCATGGTCTAGCATCACCTGGTTTATTAATACAATGCGGTACTTGACAGTCCATAAAAAATCCAAAATTTCTTCTTTGAGCAAGTTCATGAACACCATCTAATATATCTCCAATTTCATAATTATGTAAAAGATATGTGCCACTTAAATCTAACCCTATTCTTATCATATGAAATTGATTAGGTATTTCTTTTCGTAACCAATCTAAATATTCTATACAATTTTTTGATTTATTTTTTCGTAAATCTTTAGGAATGGTATAACAAAGAGATAAATTGTTATGAGCCCACTGCTTGGGATCTCCTCTAAATGCATAATAACCATTTGTTCGTTTAAACATTGCCTCATATATACGTAAATAATTTCTTTTCCATCGTTCTATTCTAGTTTTATCTTCTTTCCCCCAAACTTCATCTAATTCAGCACAATTAGGATGAATTGCTAAACAGGTACCTGCATTAATATGATGTATTATGGTATCACACATAGATTCACTAAAAAGAAGAGCAGATAACATATGAAATGTAACATTTTTTCTTGCAAACATATGCATAATTTCTTTAAACTGCGAATGTTCTGTAGGTTCGCCACCCTGTATTTGAAAATGTGTTGCTCCTACTTCGTCTATTAAACGCTCTAACATAGGTATACTCATTTCTCGATCTATTGCTTTTACTTCGTCGGGTATAAAACAAAATGAACAACCTTTAGAACATGCGTCATTTATATACAGTGTTAATTGATGATGTGTGTCTACCATAATATTACCTATGCATCAGAAGGGCAACAATATACCCTAATTCCTCTATAGAAGAATCGTTATCAATTATATTATCAAATTGAGTATTGATCCATCTATATTCACTTTCGTGTACTTCTGAATATTTAGTTAGCATATCATTTGATCCTATTTCATTATCTACTGCGGCAGTACGATACCAATCTGGTAATTCTCCTCGCTTAATCCACCATACTGAACCATTTAACTGTTGTTGTATAACATCTACTTCATTAGGAAATCTAATATCGGGTATTACCCAATTTACATCAGGATTATCAATTAATGTTTTTTTAACTATACTAACCCAAATATTATTATGTAGGTTGTTACGAACACAATCAGTACCAAATAATTGTAATACTATACGAGGAGTAACTTCTTGTTCTAACTCGTTGCTCCAATATTCGTCTACTTCTTCACGCCATGCGCGACTTTCGTCTGTAATACCTTCCAACAGATCACGATCCCATCCGAACATAACAGATGCTACATCTTTTAATTTAGTTGCAAAACTGATTTTACGAAAGTTGTGATTCTCTACCAAAATATCGGCAAGAGTTCCTTTCCCTGAGCCTGCAAATCCACAAAGGCCTATAATCATATTATCCTATAACAAATGTCGCTGGTGTGCCACCCTCGCTGTAAAGTGTTAGTTCTTGTTCAAGTCTGTCTATCTCTGCTTGGGCGTCTGTTCTTAATGTTTCAGCGTTTAGTGTTGTGCCACCTTGGGGGCCTGCAATTTGGGCAAATTTACCTCTTGCTTCTGAAAGCATTAATTTTGATTGTGCTAATGCGTAGTCTTTAAGCCATGGTCTAGCATATTCATCTATTAACAAATTATCCTCTGGCCTAAAATTATATACATGGAGTATAACATCATCTATTGCTTTAATTTTTCTATGGATAGTTAATTTTTTAGAAACTGTATTCCATGTAAAATTATAATAAGCACCAAATAATCTACCAAGTGTTTCTACATGTTGTGCAAGAGCATCATATACACCCATGCCTCCTGCGCGGCCACTATGTAGTAAATATGTATTCAAATATGCAGCTTCAAACGGTTCAATATCAACTCCGCTAGATATACTTGTTCCTGCTCTACGATAAAGTTGTCTTACTTCTATAACTTCAGAAGGTAACGTATATTCATTTAAATCGAGTTTCAATTGTAAAACAAGAAAACTCTCTTCAACGGCATTTTCACTTCGTTGTCGATATTTTTCTAAACTTTTAGTTATTGCTAAATTATAGTGCTCTGGATCTAGTTCAACATCGACCATTCCTCCGCCTAACCTGAGTTCTATCTCTTTTGTTAAATCGTCTCTAGCTGCCATATATTATACTCCTTATAATGTATTTATTTGAAACACCTAAGTATAATACAATGTTCGTTTGTCCTACCATTCAATTTAGTGTCTGCTGTCTTTAAAGATTCAAACTCTTTTACTAGTTTTGTTTTAGCAACATTAAATAATTTTAACTGATTTTTTGGTTTACGTAAAGTCTTTTGTACAGATATTTTTTCATTATAGCCATATATTGTTGTTCCTTTAACAGATAACCCACTAGAATCTTCTGCAATGTATAATCCTATCTTACGTGTTTTTGTATTAAAAATTACAGTTAAAACAGAACCAACTATTTCTACAGGAGGAACAGATGTTATTCCGTGTGAAACATCACTTAATTGAAATTTAAGTTTTTTAATTACATCTTCTGCTCGCTTTGCTTTAACAGCACGAGGTTTACGTCTAACTTTTTGTTCGTTAATAACAATATCACATGCACTTACTATTTTTTTATAAAAGTCATTTGCCTTCTTTTTTTCTATTTTTGATAAATGCCCATATGCTTCATCTAATTGATCTTGATCATTATTTTTATTTTTGTCAGGATGTACGAGATATTCATAATCAGCACCATCTGATTGATACCAAGTTTTTATTATTCTTGCATGATTTGCTTTTGCATCTTTTTGACGTAATATTGTAATAGGTTCGAATTCTTTTAAGTTAAATTTTGTCATATCATCATGAAATATGTCAACACTAGATTCTATATCTTCTATCATAAAAGCAGATATTTCCCTCATTCTTTCTTGAATAGACACTACTACTTTCTCCTTGGAGTCTTTTACTTCTTCTATTTTTTCTTCTAAACACTTATATCCTATTTCTATTACTTCTTTAAGTGATTTTTTTATATAATCACTTACAGGTTTAGGTTCTGCTTTTTCATTATAAGGCTGTAATATAATGTCCGGCATACCATTGTTAAGTAATTTACAAGAAGATGCTACAGTCATTGGAGTACGCCATGCCTCAGCTGCTTTCCATGCTTTAATATCTTCCTTTGTATAACTATTATCCTTCATCCATTTTTCTATATCACTAAACAATGCACTACTTTTATGATAATAATTATACCAGTCATAACTCCTGGTTCGTTCGCGATGTATTGCTTCTTTATCGGGATTAGTTTGCATAAACACCTCCCAATCCGGTTCTTCACCGGTATAAGCAAGGTGTTGAGACTTACTTGTTCTCCGTTTTTTCTTCGGAATTTTAATTCCAAGCACTTTAGGACTCATAATTACTATATATCATCTAAATATATTATATAGTACTATAATAATAAATTTTTAAATATTTGTCAAGATAAATATGTATAAGAGGTAAAACAATATGCCAAGACTATCATTGTGGCGAGAACATAAGTCTAATGATTTTAATTTTATAGACAATACTATTCGTGAACAGTTTCTTGTGGGCGGTACTGCATTTTTAGTACATAAGTACCTAGGACCAGAAGAACAAGGTGCTACAAATGACCCATCTAAACCAAATTATACGGCTAGTGGTGGATCTACAGAAATAGATATACAAGATTTGTTATTTTTAGAAACCAGAGATCGTAAATATGATCAAGATATTTACGAACTTCGTGGTGTATATAATGTAGGTGATAATGATTTTGATCTAACACAATTTGGTTTATTTTTAAGTAATGATGTTCTTTTTATATCATTTCATATTAATGATATGGTAGAAAAACTTGGTCGTAAATTAATGCCGGGAGATGTATTTGAACTACCTCATTTAAGAGATGATTTATTATTAGATCCAAATGTAGATGCAATTAATAAGTTTTATGTTGTACAAGATGCATCACGTGGAGCAGAAGGATTTTCACCAACATGGTTTCCACATATTTGGCGTATTAAAGCTTCACCATTAACAGACAGTCAAGAATACAAAGATATTATTGGATTTAGTCAAGCAGGACCGGATGGTACACCAGCAGCTGATCCAGATTCATTGGCGGCAGATATTTCTACTGCTCCAATAGAATTTGATATTTCAGAAGCAATTGTAGAATCGGCCGAAGATGATAACCCAACAGGTATACCTTTAACTGAACATTTGTTTAATTATGATTCGGCTTCTAGTCCAGCATCATATGATGAGTATATGGGAGAGACTATACCTAGCGGAATAGCATTTCCTGCAATAGCACATGAAGGTGATTATTTTGTCAGAAATGATTTTAGTCCTCATAGATTATTTGTTAGACGAGGAACAAAATGGCATAGATTATATGACAATATACCAGGTACAAAAACTTGGAGTGAACGCACGTATAATGCAGAAGGTTTTATTAATGATGCAAATACAGCAATTATAGATAGTGAAGAATTTGAAGAAAGACAACCTTTAAGTAAGGTTATTAAACCAAAGAGTGACGTATAATGCTATATTTTTATGATGAACAAATACGCAGATACATTTTACAATTTGTAAGATTGTTTAGTGAATTTTCTGTTAAGATGGGAAAAGATGATGCAGGTAATGATTTATATCAAAACGTACCTGTTAGATATGGAGATGCATCTCGAATGGCGTCTCATGTCATGAAACAAAATTCAGAAAATATGGTAAATGTAACGCCAATGATGTCTGTATATATACAAGATTTAGCATTTACTCCTGAAAGACGGCAAAATCCTACACATGTAGAAAAAGTAGAAGTTTATGAAAAAGCATTTGATGATAGTAGTGGTACATATAAAGATGAAATAGGAAATACATATACTATTGAAAGGCACATGCCGGTACCTTATAATTTAACATTCAATGTTGATATATGGTCATCTAATACAGATCAAAAATTACAAATTATAGAACAGCTATTAGTTTTGTTTAATCCATCTGTAAATATCATGACAAGCGACAATGAATTTGATTGGTCTGCGTTAACATTTACAGAATTGACAAATATAAATTGGTCAATTAGGCAAATTCCAGCTGGAGTAGATGATGTAATAGATGTTGCAACATTACAATTTTTAACACCTATATGGATTAATCCACCAGCAAAAGTTCATAGACAAACAATCATACATACAATTATATCTAAACTACAAGAAATGACTGATGCAGAATTAGATTCTTTTAAATTAGGAAATACTATTACTGGTGCACCTACACAATTTGTAATTACAACTCTTACAACTAACCAAGTTAAATTTTTAAATAACGAAGCAACATTAATATATAGTAGCGGCGCAGAAACAAATACTGCCGGAGATACATTACCATGGAAAGATTATTTAAATGATTTCGGAGAGTTACGTCCAGGTATATCACAAATAAGATTTAAACGGGACGCGGATCCTAGTAATGCATTAAATGATGTTATAGGTACTATAGAATATCATCCAACTGTAACTAATAAATTAATTGTTACATTAGATACAGATACTCTTCCTGGTAGCACATTGAGTCCTGTTAATGCTATAATAGATCCCACAACAAGTGGTCCAGGTACTAATTTACCAGCGGCAGCAACTGGTCAAAGATATTTAATATTAGACCATGTGCCTGGCGGCGGAGCATGGGGTACAGCGGCAGGTAATACAAATGATATTATAGAATTTAATGGTAGTGCTTGGGTAGTGTCTTTTGATTCTAGTGTTACAAGTACAACACAATATATTTTAAATAGTACAACAAGTAAACAATATGAATGGACAGGAACAGAATGGATTGATTCATATGAAGGAATTTACAGAGGCGGCTTTTGGAGAATTTATTTATGATACATGCAAGTGGATGCTTTTTTATTAGTAATACAACAGGAAATATTTGTTTACAACTAAGATCTACAACAAGTAATCATCCTAAAACATGGGCGTTTTGGGGCGGCAAATCTGAAGAAGGAGAACAACCCATTGATGTATTGTTACGAGAAATAGAAGAAGAAGTTGGATTTTTACCTATGATTGGTAAAATATATCCGTTACATACGTTTACAAGTCAAGATGATTCGTTTATATATCATACGTATGTTGCTACTGTTCCTACTGAATTTCATCCGAAATTAAATGAAGAAACAGGTGGATACTGCTGGTGTAGTTTAGATTGCGTACCAAAGCCTTTACATTATGGCGCAAAATATATTTTATTAAATAGAGGATATTGTGATAAAATTCGTACTATATACAATAATTCGAAAGATTCAATTATTATGCGTAATTTTGCTAAAGAATTAGTAAAGTAACTTACCACTTGTCTATAGGGCAATGAAAAAAATCAAACGATGTTTTAACTGGCATTATACATTGACAAACTTTACATTGTTTAAGTAAAGGTCTATAATTTTCACATGCTTTACAAATAGGCATACGTAATTCACGAAGTTGTTTCATTTTAGCAAACATAGATTTGCTTTCTGATTCTGATAGTTTGGTTTGTGTTTCTTCTTCTATCTCACCTATTACCTGATCTTCTGCTTGTTTTACAAAATAACTATCAGGAGCAACCCGGCCTTCTTTATGAGCTTCTATTAATTGTTGTTGTGTAGGATTGTGTGCTTCTGCATAATTACCCCAATGAGACGGGGCATTTATATCTATACCTAAATTTAGTTTATATTTGGCACGACAATCTCGTAATTCGGATACTCGATATGTTGTCATGATTTAAAACTTATATAGGTTCGCTTTGACCCGTACTACCGTCTGCTGGTCCTTCACCTGGGGGAGGTGTTCCGCCCGAATCTGGTCCACTTGCTACTGTAGGATCTGCTGGCCAAGTAATTAATGCAACATGTTCTATATCTGCATATGTTGCTGGCATATCACGGAGTGCTTGTCTATAAGCGTTCCATTCTTGTTTTTGTTCTTCTGTAAGAGAAGCCTGGGCATCTACTAATTGTGTCCAATCGCTTTCTGCTAATAATGCATTCCGATTATTTCTAACATCGTCCCACGAAGTAGGTCGAGCTGACCAAAAAATATTCATTCTCTCTAATCGTTCTTTGAGAGCACCATATTTTTGATCTATTTCCCAAATTCGAAGTTCTGTTCCTGCTAATGGCATTATATTCTCCTATTAAAAATACATTATTACAAGACCGTCGCCTAAACCGCCTTCATGTCTCGAACCAACACCTACTATATGATCTATATCTTGTTGTGGTTGTATATCACTTCCTTTATATGTAAAAGCGTTACTAAGACTGGGTTGTGGATGTATAGTATTACCTATATAACCCGAACCACCACCACCGCCTGCTTGATGACAGTTACCTGAGCACTGACCACTGCAACCACCAAAATAGCCTCCGCCGCCGCCGCCATACCACCATGAGCAATGACTTGGTCCACCACCTTGCATAACGCTACCGTTACCACCTGTTTGTGAACCATAACATGAGTTGGTCCAGTTCCAGTTAGTAGATGGATAATCTCCGCAACTACCACCATTACCATGATTACCAAAACCCCACCAACCAGTATCTCCGCCACCGTCTCCGCCACAGCCACCATTTGGCCATACAACAGAACTACCGCCTCCGCCGCCTGCTATCATAATAGCTCTAGCCTGATCTGTACCTGACGAATAATTTACAGTATCATGTCCTGCAAATATACCTGACAAACCACCTGCATGGTATCCATCGCCTGAGTGGGTTACTCCGCCAAAGTTAGTTGAATTCATTCCTACTACAACCTGAAATTCATCACCGGGATTTACTGCTAATGTACCTTTAGTAAATCCGCCCCATGCTCGTTCACCATGTCTATCACTAGCACCCCACATTTTTAAATCTACTGAATAAACACCAGTGGGTGCTGTCCAAGTTTGAAAACCACCAGTTGCCGCAAATGTTAATTTTCTTTTTCCCATTGAGTTGGTTTGTATTGGTGCCGAATTACCACCATATGCACCAACCGCTGTAATTTTTACATAAATTGTTTGGCCTGCGTCTGCTCCAGATCTAGTATAAACAAGACCAGTTACAGTAAGTGCAGTTTCTACGCCTGCTCCGTCTGCCATAAACCAGTTATCAATAAAAGAAGCTGCATTAAGCCAAGTTCCTCTATCTAGTGTAATTACATCGCCGGTATCACTACCTGTTTGTCCACCTGGTACTGATATTGAAGGTGCAACAGTATTTAAAACTTCAGCTGCTGAACCTGGATAAGGTATCTTTTGTGCCCATCCTGTTCCATTCCATACCCAAACATTACCATTTGGATCTGTCCATGGACTACTCGATGATGCTGGGAAATCTAGTGCTGCCATAATTGTTTATCCTGTATTATAATATATTTATTTATCCTTCTTTGTATATAGTAACTGTTGTATAACGTTCTATACCTAAGCTGAGTGCTTTACCTAATGCTTCTGTACCGGCATTAGATGTTCCACATTGATGTTCTATTCTAAGTGTTGCTGGACCAGATGATAAATTATTATAATGTACTTTACCAGTACTATAAGAAATATTAGATGTGCCTGTATCTGACCATGCAGCTGATCCATCTGCTACTAATGAACTATCAGTAACATTATATAATCTAGTAGTATGACCGTCAACTCCTACAGCAGGTGCCGACCATTCTATTAGCCAACCACCTACATCTAAACTAAATTCATTGCCTGATAATGCAACAATATTATCTCCATCTACAACTTCTGTATTAAGAACTCTTGTAACCCACGAGCCTGCTGTAAATGCGCCACCAGCAGTTCCTGATGCTTGTTGTTCTTCTAATATAGCATATTCTTTAATTTGTGATCCGGAATGTATTACACCAGTTGATACTTTAACCCATTGGTTACTTGGACTTCCTGTACTATCTTCCATATAGTATACATACAGTTCACCAGTATCTGTTTTAAACCACATCTGACCACCGTCTGAAGCAGGCGGAGTATCTACCATTGTATATGCTTTTGCATCACCGCCCGAAACACCAAATGCTGTACTAGTAGATGCTTTAATCCATTGACTAGTATCTGTGTCTTGATACATAAAATAAAGTTCACCAGTGTCTGACTTCCACCAAAATGCTCCTGGATCTGCAAGTACACCTGTTGGAGGTGCTTCTTGACTTGTTACTCCTCCTACACTTCCCCAATATTCACCGCCAACTGTACCATTGGACATCATAACCAATCCTGCTGTAGCACCACTTTGTGCCGGTAGTTCTACAGGAGTAGGCTGCCAACTAACATTAGTTCCATCTGTTTGAAGGAACTTTGTAGCATGTGTGGCTTGTGACGGAAATGCATCTGGATCAGCACTTGCCCATACTGTGCCTGTGCCGTCTGATTTTAAAAACTTACCCGATTGTCCTGTAGGTGTACTAACGTCTGATATAGTACCTATGCTATCTGCATATGCAACTTTAGTAGCCAATGCAGTAGTCATTGTACCTGCAAAGTTTGCATCGTCTGCCAATGAAGCTGCTAATTCATTTAATGTATCTAATGCCGCTGGTG